TCTGCCTCTGAGAAAAGTAGTTTTTTGATTTCTACTAGTGCTTCTTTTGCGTTCATAATTGTAAATATTTAGTAAGTTAATTTTGTTCAATTTGGCTAAGAATTTTGAAGATCTGCTGCATGATCTGCTCCTCCTGGGTGATCACCTTATTTGTCTTCTCATATCGGAAAAGTCCCTCCACAGAGAACCCTTTGAAAGTACCTGCCTTCACTTCGTTCCATATCTTCTCATTATCTACTTTGAAAGATCCGAACCATGAGCCATTTGAGATATCTTCAAAACCTTTAGGAGGCATGATACCCTTCTCCCGATCAATGATGAAAGATTCAAACATATATACCCCATCTACAGGTGTAGAATGCTCTACATTTACCTTACTTTGGTAGCCCTTCTTGAAGAATCTCTGTACTATCTTCTTGATCTCAGCAGCAGAAAAGGAAACATAGTATTCCTCATCTTCATCCCTTCTGTAGATCGGTAGATCTGCAATCATCAAAGCACCTGTCACGATTCTCTGATCTTGATTCTCAATGCTGAATTTGTTGAATCCTACAGATCTGAAATCTTCTTGATTCATCTTGCTTTCTGCCCATCTAAGCATTGGTTCACCACCCCATAAAAGATATGAGATAGTCCCACAGGCTTCTGTATCATCAGGGTTGTAGTATTCGGCAGCCCTGCTTAGGTAGGAATAAGTTCTTTTTATGGTCTCCCTAGAAAGGTTCTCACCATTCATGATTTGAGTAGCACGAACTTTCCCTACCTGAGTAGCGCATCTATTCCCTATTTCTTCATTCAAACGGATTCCCCTTTCGGCATTATCCTTTGCGCTCTGAGGGTAGTCATTGTATGATTCCTCTTGGAATCTACCTTCCCATAGATTTGAGCAGATAGCTACAGCCTGCTCTGATTCCTTACCTTCATTGATCACATACTCAATACATCTAGGAAGAAAGTCTTCTTTGCTTTCACCTTGGCTAGGTTCTACAAATTGCTGAGAAAAGGCTAGGAAGTTTTTCTGAATTGCAGGGTATTCTACTAGGGCTATGAAGTCAACTTCTTCTTCACCTTCGATAGTATCCCCGATCATCATCTCATATAGTGGTAGTTTCTTATCCATATCTGTAAGTATTAAAATCCTGCCCTTCGTTCAATATCTGCTACTCGCTTCTGAGATCCTGTCACTTCACTCTCGACCACATAAGCCCTCAAAGGTTGTGCAGGAGTCATAGCAGCACCTAGTGCCGTGATCGGGCTTTCTCCAATTGTAGGAACTTGCTGAACACTAGCAGGAGCAGCAGCCGAAATAGAAGGAGCAGATGCACCACCACCTCCTGGAACTTTTGTTTTTGCAATCTCCCTCACATTCTTGATACCACCTGCTACTGCAATAGCAGCAGCGATAGCAGCACGGATAGGGGAAGAAGGATCTCCTGGGATTAGCTGAGATGTATAGGCTTTCTGTGCCCCTAGGTAGGTATCAATTGTAGTAGCAGCTATAGCCGTAGCCTTTCCTGCTGCCGTGTTCTTTCCTACTAGACTAGAGACTGTATTCAAGAGACCTGCTGCCATTGCTGCGTTCTGCATCTTAGCCTCATTCTCCTTTCGATCAATCTCGATCCGTGCATCTGAATATCCTTTCAAGGCATCATTGTACTGCTGCTCATTGATCAATCCTTTTTGGAACTGCTCAAGGGATAGGGCTTCTTTTTTGTCAACTAGATCCTTCTGAATTTGGAAACTAGCATCCGCCTCTTTCATCTGCATATCTAATTCAAGGAGTGCCTTCTCTGCATTCTGCTGATCTATGGTCAACTGAAGGGCTGCTAGTTGCTGCTGCTCCTGTTGTGCTAGTTCTAGCTGAAGTGCAATCCTTTGTTCTCCTGTTAGCTTTTCATCTTTTAGTACCTCCTGTCTTCTGCTTTCAAAGTCTAGTAGGATCTGCTGCCTAGCTTTCTCATTTTCATCCTTGATCCCTGCTAGTCTGATCTCTGTGCGGATATCATTTAGCCTCTTTTGGAATTCCTGCTCCTTGGCATCTTCTTCATCTTGGTACTGCTTCTTGATCTGTGCAAGTCTGTTCTGCCGTGCCATCTCTAGGCTGCCATCATCTTCTACACCTGCCTCTTTTAGCTTCTTTCTTTTCTCTTCGAATTCCTTTTCTACTGCTGCTTCTTCCTGCTGTCTTTGATCTAGCAATTCTAGCTTTGATTCCTCTAGGATGCCCTGGGCTTCAAGTTCTAGTGCCCTTCTTTTGTCTGCTTCAGCCTTTGCCTTCTCACCTGCTGCTTTGCTCTTTTCCGCTGCTGCTTTCTCCTGCTCAGATTGGAACTTCATGAAGTTGTAGGCTTCAGCAGTTCTATCTGCCATGAGTTCCTTCTGCCTCTTCTGTTCTTCATCTGTTAGCTTTCCCTTCACTTTGGCACTTTCTTCCAAGAGTGCCATTTCATTGTCAATCTGTTTAGCCCTTAGTTGGTAGATCTCTGCTTCCTTACCACCTTGAGCAGATAGGACTTTTATCCTATTGTTGATGTCATCACTTACCTTCTCATTTGACTTTCCAAGGGCTTCAAGATTTCGCTCTGCCTCATTTGTCAAGCCTATGAAGTCTGTGAATCCCGTGATCAGTCCACCTATGAATTTGCCTATTTCCTCAAATACAGGGAATAGCTTCATCATGACTTCCTTCACCTTGTCAAAGTTGGCTATCAATAGACCTAGGGCAGCTACTAAAGCCCCTACTCCTGTGGCTATGATTGCCTTCCCGAATCCTTTGGTACTTTTTGTCAAGCCATCTGTAGAAGATGTAGCCCCCTTTGCTGAAGTTCCTAGTCCCTTGAATGTAAGTTTTAACTGCTCACCTACTTTTCCTACATCCTTTAGCTGAGATAGCCCCTGAGAAAGTGCCATAGCCCCCTGTACTTTTAGGAGTGCCTTTTCTACTTCCTCTGATTCACCACCGAATAAAGCCATAGCACCCTGCACCGCTGCTATTCCTCCTGCTGCTGTGGAGGCTGCCGTAGTTAGTGCCTGAAATCTTTTCCCTGGATCAAATAGCTGAGAGGCTTCATTCGCATCTTCAATAGCATCACGAATCAAGGCTACTTTTTTAGATGCCTGAATAGCTTCATTGGAGAACTCCCCGTACTTCTGCCGTGCAACTTGTAGTTCTTGAGTCGCTTCCCTTAATTGTTTCTTTAAGGGTTTGACATCCGCATCTAAAATGATCTTATTTTCTTCAGCCATTGGTGTGGGTTTTTAAAGGTTAGGGGAATCGATTTGATTCCCCATGTTTTATTCTGCTTCTTCCTTCGGGTTCTGCTCCTGCACTTGCTGTGCTAGGAATTGGATGAAGGACATCCCGTACTTGGTTGGCAATTCGTTTGCCCATGCTTCAAGCATTTTAATTTGTTCTTCGTTAAGCGTTACTTTCATTTGATTTGGTTTTTAAGTGAATCTATTTCTATTTTAAGTTCTTTTATAGCTGCTACTAGCAAAGGTATAACTTCCGTATAACTTAGTCCCATATCACCTGTTTCTTCATTGGTGACCACAGCTTCAGGTAGTACTTTTTCGACATCTTGAGCAATTAGGAATGAACGCTTTTTATCTTCTGAATCTGTCAAATATCTACCAATTACAGAACGCAAAGAAGACACTTTTTCTAGTCCGTTTTCAATATCTATTAAATCCGTTTTAAGCCTTTCATCTGATGCTGAAAACCATGCTATACCTCCTGCAGGCAAGTAAACACCACCACTTCCTCCTGATCTTATATATAATTCAGTGCCTGCTCCCGTACTACCACTCATGTAGAATTCAGTGTATGCACCGCTTCTAGTCAAAGCTAATTGACCACCTCCTGATTGTGCTTCAATGCTTACGGGATAAGTGAAATTAGATTGCCTTACAATTACCTTTCCATCCGAAGTGATGAGCATTCTTTGAGTTGCTGCTGCATTATCTCCTGTAGAAAAACTTATAGTCCCATTATTTAAGGATATTTGAGCAGGGTTATTGTATGCTGTTGCAATTCCGTTACTTAAATTTAAAGCAAGTCCCCCATTTGTTAATGAAATATTAGGGTATGTTGTTGCAAGTGTTCCTCCTTTAAATGAAATCCCTGGATAATTAGAGTTATCAGCAATAGAACCTTCTATTTGTAAATAATTAGATGGTGTATTTCCACCTGATGCACTAACAATATGAAGTCTACCACTTGGACTAGCCGTGCCGATGCCTACATTGCCTTCAGGAAAAGAAATGTTTCCCGTACCCGTACCACCCGCAGTTAAATTTTGAATTATTGCGGTAGTACTTCCTGTGGTTGCTACATGTCCTAGTCTTAAAACAGAACCAACCGAACCAGAAGCATAATCTGAAGTTTGAACAAATAGGGTATTATTTGGTGATGACCCTTGATTTTTAAATGTAGCATTCAAAGCCGTCACGCTACTTGAAAAGGTAGCTGCACCTGTGTCAGCTATTGTAAGCCTTGGCACATTTGAAGTCAATAATTCTAAACTACCATAAGATGAAGCACCGACATAAGAAGCAGATATTTTAGCAATACCACTTTGACTATAAAGTTCTAGTATTCGTCTAGCAGCACCTGAATCAAGACTAACTATTATGCCTCCACCTGCAACAGTTAGACCCGTTGCTTCAGGTGTGTTTGTACCTATTCCAAATTTTAAATTTGCATTATCCCAAAATAGGTTATTGCTTCCCGTCTGAGAATTAGTACCATTCCAATAAGCTACTTGACCTGTTGCCCCTGTGCCTGTGATTGGGTTTGTTAAAGCATTTTGCTTCCCGTTAAAGGTTGTCCAATCCGTACTTGATAACAATCCGTTTTGTGAACCGCTAGCAGTTGCAATAGTAAAAGAAAGTGAACCACTTGTGGTTATAGGTGTAGTGCCAATAAATACACCACTAGTAGCTGAAGATAGCCCTACACTTGTAACTGTTCCAAGGTTAGAAGTTTTATTATTGAAGGTAGTCCAATCAGCAGAACTCAAAGCACCTCTATTCGTAGCACTTGCAGTAGGTAGGTTGAAGGTGTGGGTAGAAGTTGAACTTGAGATATTGAAGTCACTTCCACTAGTCCCCGTTGCGAAGTTCTGCACCTGAGCAGTCAAGCCATTCAAAGCAGTCAATCCTGTGGTGAATGTGGTGATGATCTGACAAAGGGTATTGTTTTCCGTGTGGAGGGTTATAGTTCTTCCTGAGTGGGTTACATAGTACCTCAAAGCTAGCCTATCTGTAAGGGCTAGGGTAGTAGTAGGAACTGCCAAAGCAGAGAAGTAAGGAGTAGTGCTAGTACCAAATGCTATGAGTTCAGGAGTGCCTGAATTAGAAGCTATCAAAGTAGCCGTTCCTCCTGAGTTGACCTTATAAAGTTCAATATAGAAAGTAGGGCTACCGCCTCCTGAAGATGCTTGAAAGTATGTTTCAAAATTCCAATTCCCTGCAGGAATTTCTAGCAAAGCAGGATCACCTGCATCTGTAATGAAGGAAGCTATGTATCCATCAGCATTGATAGTGAAGTCTGTGCCTGCACCTAGAATAGGTGTCTTATTCATTTCAAGATAAGCCACACCCCCGATAGTACCCTGAGATACTGATCCATTTAGGTAGTAGTTAACAGAAGCACCGCCACCACCTCCACCTTGAGGGAAGTCTGCTAGGCTACCATCACCTCTGATATATTGTGAGACAGTACCTGCACCTGTGACTGCTATAGTTCCGCTTCCTGTAATCGGGCTATTTGCAACAGAAAAGGCAGAAGGCATAGAAAGACCTACGCTTGATACCTTACTATTAAAAGTTGACCAATCAGCAGAGGACAAAGCCCCTCTATTGGTAGCTGAGGCAGTAGGGATATTGATAGTGATATTCCCCGAACTTGTAACAGGTGAACCTGTCACATTTATGTTTGTTCCCGTAGTTCCTAGTGTGATGCCTACAGAAGTCACACCCACATCTAGGTTATCCTGCATCCAATCTTGGATAGTGGATATAGTGACCTTATTCGTAGTGATAGCACCGCTTGCTACTATAGGTAGAACATCATTATTCGCAATGTTTATGCGCTCTACTAGTTGACTTATTCTCTTATCTGCCATATCGATTAAATATAAAATCTAGAAGTTCCGTTTTCTTGTAGCATATAGAAGTCATCTTCAAGAAGGATGTAGTCATAGTCTACAGGGCTGATGTTTCTTAGGATCTTGAATAAGGATACATAGGAAAGCCCGTTCGCTATAGGGTTATATTTATCCACCTTCTCAAGTTGAAAGAAGTGAACCCCTACTTTTACAATAGTCCTGAAATCTAGGTTCATGATGTCCGTAGGTGTCAAGTAGAAATACCCCTCAAGGAGTCTACTATTCCTGTCACCTATTGAAGTGATCAGTCCTTCATAGTATTCCTTGTATAGGTTAACTCCTGGATATACACCAATCGAGAAATAGACCTCCCTAGGATTAGCGAAAAGCACATCTGTATTCGGTGCTATAGGATCATCTAGGTGACCTGCATAGGGGTAGGCTGTGTAGGTCACATCTACATTCCCTGCATATCTTATCTTCCAAGCAGGACACGCTACCTGTGGCTTCCAATAGGCTATTCTAGGCTTGAAGTTATCAGGTATTTTGACCCCATTTTCTACCTTATAAAGGTGAATCATGATCTGCCCTGCTACCTGCTCCCTCATTACAGGTGGACTGAAGACCACCTTCACAGTCTTTGTGTCTAGTATAAAGTCATTGTCTATGATGGTTCTACTTTCACCATAGGCTTGATTGAACTTAGTCTTGTAGGATGTACTCCAATAGTCACTATCATCATCAAATGTAAGCCTGTATTCCTTGGCTGAAAGTTCTGATAGTGGGGTGATTGAGATCTCTTTGCTTTGATCTAGCTTATCACTCCAATCTAGTGCCTGATCCTTGAAGGTTCTGTAGAATTCATTGTATGGGATTATCTCTAGGACATTTGTCCGAAGCCTGTCCTGAGTCACATACAGGTTATACATTGAGATTATAGACTTCAAAAAGTCACGCTGCTTCAAAGATTTTGGAAGGGTGTATTCTATCTTCATAGTATCTCCCTGCTCAAGTTCTACTGCCACGGGTACTGTGTTGCCTATCTTGAAAGATCCTATAGGTGCTACTACTACCTCTGTCTGAAGTTGTGTATTCGTTCCTGATCCTGCAATCTCTCCCTTCAATCGGATCTCAAAGTAGTCATCAAAAGCAAGGTCTATTCCACCTGTGATTTCTACATCCCATAGATAAAATTGACCTACTGAAATGAAATTCACATTCCTAGCAGAGTACAAAATCTCTGATCCATTCTTCAATACTGAGATAGTCCACACATTCTCTGTGAATGCCTGTAAGGATTCGAAAGATAGCCTTAGATTCAAGGTCAAACCCGTGTTCAGGTTCTGTGTCTTATTCCATCTGAATCTAGTTCCTGAGTTTTGGATCGTGAACCCTGATGCCAAAGTGCTACTAAAATTCAAAAGCCTTGAGAAGGATGCATCTGTAGTGACTTCCTGCTGATAAAGTACAGGAGTCTGATGTAGAAGGGTGGTGCTTTCCTTGGTGATGGTCTTCTCTGCCGTGATTAGAAGTAGCTTTCTGAAATAGACTGAACTGAAGATCGGGGCAGTCACTTGGAAGTTAGCTTCATCAAAGATCCTCTTAAGAATCTCACTTACAAATACAGCAGGTTTGAAATTGGTGATAGGAAAGGTGACATTGCCATCTGTTGAATAGCCATAGTCTACCAAAGGATAGACATAGTTCTGCGCACCATCTACCCAATCTGTTCTACTCCAAGAAGCCTCTATATTGGTTCTATTCCAAACATGGTCATAGTCATCAAAGTCTAAATCTGCTAGAGTCTTGTCTCCTAGTTCGTGAAGGATATCCCGAAGCCTTCCGAACATATTCACTTCATATACTATGTCCCCTGATTTGGAGTTGATCTTCATCATCCTTAGAACCCCATCAAAGATCTTGACATTATCTAGGAAGATCTGCGCCTGTGCCTGCTTTGCAGGGTTGAAGTTCTGCCCTATGTTTACATCCCCGACTATGTAATCATTGCTTACAGAGATGTCAAAGATGTTCCCAAATAGCTGCTGATTCTTTGCCGTACTTGGTAGGGTTAATGTCTTTGAATAGGATGTATTCCTTCTCTCAATGTCGCTAACATCAGCCACAGAGAAGGTGAATTCTACATCTATATCACCTAGGGTATCCGCCTCAATTCCTTCTACAAATAGCCGTGCGCTCATATTACCTGTCGGGGATTAGAAAGTTGAAGTTCCACATCTAGTTCAATATTGAAGACCTTATCAGAAGCAGTCTTCTTGATCTCATAGCTAGTAGGCATAGGCTTCACAGGAATCCATGAAGGGGTGATGTAGTTATCATTCACCACATTCAAGAAGACCAAAGGGGAAGAATGCAGTTCACGAAGTAGTTCCGCCTGGGCATCTGTTAGGTAGTCTGAAATGATCTTCCAATTCTGTGTTTCATTTGTGTAGTAGATCGGATTAATATTTTTGACCACGATCCCATCAGCCTCATATATATCCCCTGAATAGTTCCTTTCATATCCCTTCTTTTCAATCTGAAAACTAGTCTTATTCACTAGGTCAAAGTTGAAGAAATCAAAAGCCCCGAACTTATTTAAGTAGGCTATTCGCATAGGATCATACTTTCCACAGGATTGGGTGAATAGGGTAGCAAATTTGTACCGCCTTGCAGATCCGTTATTCCAATTCACAAATAGCTGAATAGATTCTACATTTGACCCGTAGGTCATGGGTGTGATCTTGAAATAGGTCACACTTGTAGTAGCTACTGCCGAAGGTGTGATATAGTAGGTTGCTGTAGTAGCGTTTGTGTAGGTGACTAGCAGTTCACAATTAGTCAAAAGCCCTGTATTGATAAAGGATATGATCTGTGAATCTGATTCCCTTACTTTGATAGTAGTCCAATCTGATAAAGGCTTGTAGACAGTATTACTAGATCCCCAATATTGTGCCTGATTTGCGTACCAATTTTTTAACTCTAGCAAAGGCAAAGCACCTGCAAAAGCATACTTAGTAGAACTCACTACCTCACTAGCCAAAACTATCACGAACTCCCCACCTACTTCATAGTACTCATAGCACTTCAGGTAGAAGCCCTTGATCACATTGGTAGAACTAGATGAATTTGCAGTCTCATAGAATCCCTTGGAATAGGTGAAGTCTACAGAGACATATTTTGAAACATCAAATTCTACAGGATCTCCTGCATCAGCAGGGCTATCATAGTAGGCAGTAGTTACAAGTTCATTTGCTGCATTGTATACCTTCACCACATACTTGAAGCCTATCTCTTCTGAGTTCGTGCTGCTTATGCTGTAGTTAATCCTGTTAAATGCAGGTAGGATATTTATGCTAGGTTGGGTGAGTGTTATCATTTGCTTATTCTTAAAACTAGTGAAGTTGCTCCTATGGTTTGGATATCGACATTAAACTGAGGGGTGGCTTCATCTACTGATCTCTTGATGAAGTTAGTACCTGCTATTCCGTACTTCTTTAAGAAGTAGGCAAATAAGGTCACACTAGTAGAAATCTGTGGTAGTATTCTTCTACCCTTCAGAGTTTCATCACCTGTTTTGATCCTAAGATTTCTAGCCTCTATCTCCATGTTCTTCCTTTGCATCCATCCTTCTAATTGTTTCAAGGCTTCAGGAGGCATATAATAATTCTTAAATTGATAGTATCTACCTTCTGCATTAGGGTAGACCTTCTTGTTTTTGATGCTATGCTTTACACCCTTGACTCCTTTATCTATGTAGTCAAAGTATTCTGCACCTGTTGCAATTTCTACCCTATAGCCATACCTAGTTTGAATGATCACAGGTTCACCAAAGGATGCCTTCATCCTACCTTGATCCATTGGTGCATTTGCCTCAAGTTTATCAGCTAAGTTGTAGCCTAGCCGAAGTAGTGCGCTCTCTACATTTTGAAGTAGGATTTCTTCTGCCTTTAGGACATATTGATTCCCTCGAAGTTTATTCCCTCCAATTGTAATATTTGCTACTTCATCTTTTGTTGCAACTGCCATTTCTTATACTGCGCTTCTTTGTCTTTGTTATAATCCTTCAAGTATGCTAGGGTATTCAAGTACTCAATCACCCTGAGATCATAGGCTGCATTTACTGTGATATTTTGGAAGTCTGCAACTTGCTTAGTGCTAAATACCCACCCCCACCTTTCCATAAATCCACTACCTTCTCCGCTAGATCCTGATTCAGCATTGAGTAGATTATTGTATTGCTTATTAATTCGCTGAATAATTGACAAAAAAAAAGCATACAACTATATACTTCTAGAAAATTTGCCCCTAGCAAATCATCAGCCACCACATCATGAGGGACTACCCCATAGCCTTGATACTTATCACCTTGCATAGGAAGGAAGAAGCAGGCAGCAATCTTATTAATCTGCATGATCTCCCCACTAAATGAAAGGATATCTATGTACTGCCCTGCCGTGATCTCGTGTAGTTCAAAGCAGAACTTGTATCTGTTATCACCTACCTGCAAATAGTCCACAGACTTGGTCTCAGGGATGTTGTCAAAGAAGGATAACTTCTCTGCGTACTCATGCAAGAGATCTCTATATTTGAAATCATCATAGAATTCTTCATCATTCCCCTCCACAATTGAAAGCATTTTTTGCTGCTTCTCAATGATGTTCAGATTTGCATTTGTCTCGATATCGTACAGGCTGATGAACTGCCCTACTGTAAGTTTATCCCACATAGTTCTAAATATATTTTTTTGGTTTGATGTATCTATCTGAATGAGTACTTCCCTAGGTGGCTGTTTGTGATCTTATTCACCACCGAATACCTGAGTGCATCTAGTGCGTGATTGAAATTATCGACAGGCTTGTTAGTCATCTGCCCATTCTTATCTTCTATATACTTGTAGTTCCGTAGTTCCTTGATCAGGTTGTAGCTTCTTTCCGTTGCATATAGCTTGTATCTCCTGATGATGTCTATCCCTATGTTTATAGATCCTTTGATGGTAGGCTTCACATTCCACCCCATCCTGTAGATCTCCTCTATACTTTTAGGTTCGGCTGAATCTGCGAATACTTCATTGCTCCTGTCAAGCCCTAGTACCTTCATCTCATTTGCTATGTCCTGATTAGTCATTCCTGTTCTGTACAGCAGTTCATCCACATACATGGAATCATCTAAGATGTAGGTTCTCACTAGGCTAGTAGGATCTGAACTATACCCGAAGTCTAAACCATAGCTTACTAGCTTTGCTTCCTTTGGTATTTCTTTGGTAGTACTGAAGGTATATACTAGTGATCTGCTCTGCCCCCTTTCACCAAGTCCATATACCCTCCAATAGTTTTCATCTATATCCTTGAGTCTTTCAATCTCTGCTTTGATCTCTGCCCCCAGGAAAGGGTTATCCTTGTAGGTGGTTTGATAGAATTCTACATCTTTCCTAGGTAGCACCTGATCATAGATCCAATGAAATTCCTCCGAAGGGTTGAAGTCAATGATCACCTTCTCATTGGTTCTGAATAGTAGCTGCTGCCAATCTTCAAAGGTCAATTCATTAGCCTCATTGGCAAAGAGCAGATCTCTCTTTCTACCCCTGATCTTCTGAGGCATATCAAGGGATATGAATTCTATGGTGTTCCCGTTTAGCCTGTATTCTGATGCTGTCTTTGAATGGTCATCTTCTGAGTAGATCTCATGATCTTTCAGAATGGTTAGAAAGTCACGCATGACAGTACCCCTCAATGCAGGGTAGGTCTTCCTACAGATCGTGATGATTTTACTGCTGTTCTTTTCGCAGTATGAAAAAATGATCCAAAGAAGGATGTTATAGGTCTTCCCTGATCTAGTGCCACCCTGCTCAATTACTATCTTTGACTTGCTATTCTCAAGATGGCGGAATACCTTATTTGTTTTGATGCTAGTTGCTGTCATCCACAATATTCACTTCGAATATCTTTTTGCCATCAGCACCTGTGATCTCCTGCCTTTCGACATAGCCCCTAGACTTCCCTTGAGTTTTAAGAAAGAAGATGATAGCAGTAGTATCACCGCTATCAATCTTCTGATCTAGTTTCCCTTCTACGAAATCAAGCCTAGAATTCCTGCCTTCTATTACAGCCTGTTCTAAGCCATCCTGTTCAATCCAACTATATAGGGTAGGTCTTTCTATTCCCAATGATTTTGAGGCTGCTGAGAGGTTGCCAAATGCCTTCACAATGGCTTGCTCTATCAAAGATCTCTCAGGCTTTTTCATAGTGTAAAATTTTGTAAAAGGTTTAGTCTAGCTTTTCGTTCGCTACTTGCAAAGGTTCTACAGGTGTGATCTCCTTTTCCTCTAGTTTGTTAGGGATACCTGCATCATCTAGCAACTTCTTAAACAAGTAAGCTAGATCAAAGATTCCCTGTTCTTCATCTTCAAGGGTTACGCTGATCACTTTGTTTTCACTATTGAAATTCAATTGAAATTTTGACATGGTTGGTTTTTTTTAGAATGGTAGATCGTATTCTTCAGCCTGATAATTTCCAGGAGTAGTAGGCATCTTGTTAACCTGTGAGGTATTATTTTCTTCCTTTTTGTAATCGTTTAAGGTAATGGCTACATCCTTTCCGTATTCATTCGGCTTATCATATATATTGATATTCAAGTTCACATACTTCTTGCCATTGTAGGTGTATGAGTGTGCCTCAGCATCAGATATACAGATAGCAGCCGTGATCCATGAATCACTTCTTTTCTTTCCGTTGCCTAGTCTAGTTTTTGGTTTGTTGTCCATGTGTTATGTATTTGGTTTTCTTCTTCTCTTGATCGGCTTGTTTTCAATCACAAGTTCTTCTGTGTTGAAAGGCACTTCCGCTACTTCCTCTTTAGGCTGCTCTCTGTACCATGTGGTGTTTTCTTCGTTCACATACCACCCATACAGGTAGTTGACTAGTTCTGCCCTACAGCTACTGCACCAATGGGAGAAGTTATGCTTCTCATTGACATAGGTAGTATATAGGTGAATCAAATCATTGTACACTTCCTTATCGTAGTTGCGAATGAAAGCGTGTTTTTTGTAGCACTCATATAGTTCAAAGTGCTTCTTGAATAGTTCTAGATCTTCAGGTGTCATAGTTCAAATTTATTGGTGAAATTATCCTCCACATACAGATAGATGAAGGGTACTATACTAGATATAAATATCGCTTCTAGTAAATCCGTTTTTAAGATTAGAAAAAACAGGCTGATCCAAAAGGACATACAAAAGGAACAGCTAAAAGGCTTGACCAAATTCCTACCTGTGACTTCCTTAAAAAATTTAGGAAAGTTCAGGATGTAGAAGTAGATCAGGGTGATCCCTATAGCCCCTAGTATACTAACTGTGATTTGATACATTTTCTTATGTTTTTAATTGTGATAAAAATTGAGGTGTGTGGGATGCCTGTCTGCTTTGATACCTTTCTCACAGATCCTAGTTCCACATACATCTTGAGAATCTCCTGATCATACCAATACAGGGTTTCAATAATCTTAGATATCGAGTCTGCCACCGCTTGACTATTGTCTATTTCTTCTTCTTCCTTGATGAACTTGACTATGTCCTCCACAGGTATTAGGGCTGCATACATCCTTCCAAACTTCCCATATTTGCTATTGGTCTGATTGCAGCAGATCCGAACTATCCAAAACTTGAAGACCTGCTTTCCTTTGGCTTCTAGTTCCCTGAGTTTTGTGGCATCATATTCCAGGACTATCACCGCTACTTCCTGCCTGAGATCTTCCCATAGATCCTTACCTATGTTCTGAAATACATATTTGAATTCATTGTCATATAGCCATCCGATCGCTTTCATTTTAGGCTTATTACTTCGCCCGTAGGAAGCCCTGCAAAATCACACAGCCATCCGTTCCATTCAAAGCGTACTTCCTTCTCTTTGCCCTTATATGAGGCTGCTAGGAGTCTTATCTGCCTCTGAACTATCTCAATACTTTGAAAGCTACCCTTCCCCTTATTCATCCACTTAGACCACTCCCCGTTTGAAAGCCTATAGCGGATCTCAAGGGAATAATCTAGTGTTGATTTGGGAAGCATTCTAGGCATTCTGTTTCTTTTCTCTGATCACTACTTCTAATCCTATAGCCTCACAGATCATTCTAAGATTGAACAGGCTTATAGACTCCCATCCATTCTCAACTTGATTGATAGGGGCATGACTTAGCCCTAGCTTCTTGCAAAGTTCTAGCTGTGTGTATCCGCTTTTCTTTCTTGATTTTCTGATTAGTAGTCCTTCTTGTACGCTCATTTGGTTTGTTATTTCTTCAAATATAGGATAAAAATGAATATACAATTTTAAAGGGTGAATTTTGTCTAATCTGTACAGAATCCTGCTTGACATCCGCTACCTGTACCGAAGAAGAAATCCTGCTGCAAACCTATTTTTTTGATCTGCTCATAGGACATCTCCTTCTTCCAAGTTCCTTTTTTCTCTTGATTTGCGAACCATTGCATCTTATTGGTTTCGGTATCCCAATTCTTCCTAAGTTGCTGCACAGGTTTCCAAAAGCAGCCTACACAATTGCTGT